ATGTGACACTCGTTGATAGATTTAACGATTGTATTATTAAGAACTCTGAAGAATATATTCTTAAAGATGTTGTAAACTATACTCATCCTAAATATGGAATTAAAGGATTTATGGTTCGTTTTATTGCTATTCATGGTGGTAATACAACAAGTCCTTTATTTATAATTGACCATAAGGATAGAGCTTCTATTATACAATATATTGAGATTAGTAAAAATCTAATTCATAATGCTAAGGTTGCTCGTAGTGTTACTCGTGCTCAACGTTGGAAAGAATATTTTGAGTTCAAAGAAAGCTGTCTACTACTTACAAATATACTTGATAATACAGGTAAAATAATGTTTAGTAGAGATTTAGATTATGGGTTTAGTGTAACTGCTCATAAATCTCAAGGTTCTACTTATGATACTGTTCTTGTAGATGTTAATGATATTGTTTATGATAAATATGGTCATCCGTATACTAATGCAGAAGACATTAATCGTAGACTTTATGTTGCTTGTAGTAGATGTAAAAATAAACTTTATATGAAGTTTGGACAATGAGAACAAAACATACTAAAGGAAGTATTTCAATCATTATAGATTATGGTGATGATACTCATAATCCTGATGAAATTAAAAATCCTAATAATGCTCGTGTTCCTTATATTCAATATGAAGAAGTTTGGTATAAATGTAAAAATCCTCTTATTGTTAATATTGGAAATAAAAAGTTCTTTGTACATACTGTTGATTATTTACTTAGTTGTAATTATAGTGAAGAACTATTTTTAGATAAAATACTAAATGTTATTATGTAATTATTATTGAATTAATTAAATTAAATTATAAAAATATGAATATTTCTTGTAATGCTAATTCTCGTAATAAGAGAAAAATGATTGTTGGTTTCAAAGGTGAAGGTACACCAAGTGGTTGGATTAAAACTTCTCCTTATGGTACAATAAAACATAAACAAACTTCTGATGAACTCAGACATTTTAATAAAATTCAGAAATTTCGTGTTACTAATCCTAAAGGTAAACATCCTGGTAGTAAACGTACATTAAATAGATACTAATGAAATTTGATGTTGGTCGTGCTTCTGATGGTTTAGGTTTTACTCCTATAGAAACAGTAGACATTAATTCTATTGAAGATCTTAATGCTATTGCTGAAAAATATAAAGGAGTTAATCCTAAAAATCATAATAGTTGGAAAGGTAATCATGAACTTATAATTGATTTTACTGCACATACTATAATAGTATATGATGGTTATGTAGAATGAATATTAATCCATGTGATAATTGTCCTCTAAGACTTTTTAATAGTAAGTGTCATAATCTACAAGGAGTTGGTAATCCTTTTATGGGTAAACTTATTATACTTCCTAATGTAGATTATGATGCTTATAAACATAAAGATATGAGTTTTAGTAAGCAAGTAGAAGTGTTAATGCAGAACATGTCTTTTACGGGGGAGTTAGCGGAAACCTACATTGTCCCTTTAATTCGTTGTAATGAAAGTCTTGGATGTGATATAAACGATGATATTATTAGTAATTGTCAATATTATCTTGCAAAAGATTTTAAGACTTACGATTTTAAGCATATTATGTTATGTGGTAGTGCTGTAGATAGATTTCTACATACTTCCATACATAGTTTGATAAATAGTATTATTGTTTCAAATAATAAAAGATTGTATTATGCTAATTATAGTCCTCTTATTAAATATGTTGATAAAGATAAATTTAATACATTTATTACTAAAGTTAATGATTTTCTTTATTCTGCAAGTAATAAAGATTATAGTAAGTATAATATAATAAAACTCTAAATTAAGATGTTATGATAATTAGTAAAGCTATGGATGTTGAGATATTTCCTAATCTATTTAGTGTAACTTTTGTAGATTTGGCTGATTATCTTAATGTTTTCAAAGATTGTGTCGATGATAAAGGAAAACCTATTGCTTTGACTGAAATTCTTAGTGTTGAAGAAATTAAGCGTAGACTTGATACTGTTAAGTCTGATGTATTTTATATTTCTGATACTGATGATGAGCAACTTCTTGAATTAGTTGCTTATATTAATAGAATGGAAGCTCATTATATTACTAAAACAAGTGATGAAGGTGAAATTTATCAGATTCCAGTTAGAACTGATTTATTTGGTTTTAATAATCAAGGTTATGATGACCTAATGATTGCTGGTTTTATGATGCAATTTAATCGTCATGATACTACTAAACAACTTATTAAGTGGCTTTATGAACTTAGTAAGAAGATTATTAGTATGCAAGATGATAAAGACGCTTTTTATGCTGATAAGACTATAGAACTTATTAGAAAGTATCGTTTACCTTATGCTACTGTTGATTTACAAAGAGTTTATGGATTGAACTCAGCAGGTGTTGTAGTTGATAAAGATACAGGAGAACGTGTTAAGTATGGTAAAAGTCTTAAACAGACTTCTATTAATCTTAAATGGCATGAACTTCTTGATTTCAAACTACCTCCTATAGATGATGAAGAATATCACATTTATTGGAGTAAACAAGAGCATTATAGAGGTATTGAACTTCGTAAACTCAATATACTAATTTCTAATGACTTTGATAGATATGTTCTACCAAAGTATGTAAAGCCTATGCTTTATTATAATAAGAATGATGTATTTGTTTGTTGCGAAATGGTTCGTCAAGTACCTAATGAGGTAAAACTTCGTTATAGTATTACAAATGCTTTTAACGTAAACGTTCTATGTAGTTCTCGTGCTAACATTGCAGATAAACTTGTAGTTTATTTTTATAGTAAGATGTCAGGTCTTCATAAAGATAAATTCATAAAAGGTCGTACTGAACGTACTCGATTAAGTTTTAATAAGATTATCTTTCCTCATATTCAGTTTAAGACTAAACAGCTTCAAGATATGCTGACTGAAATGAAGAAAATTAGTATTTATCGTACTAATAAAGATAGTTTTAATAAGACTATTGAGTTTTATGGTACTACTTATAATCTTGCAACTGGCGGTATACATAGTCAAGACCCTCCTCGAATACTTAGGTCTAAAGAAGGTGCTTATACTTATGTACATTGGGATTATACTTCATATTACCCAAGTATTATGATTAGTTATGGAATTTATCCTAAACATCTTAATGCTAAAGTATTTAACCAATTAGTATCTTTTCTTAAAGATACACGTGTTAAGTGTAAACATGCTAAACCTGATGACCCTTGTGTTATTGAAGGAGTGCCTAACAAAACAGCTGCAGAAGCTCTCAAGATTGTTATTAATTCTATTTACGGTAAACTTGGTAGTGAATTGTTCTTTCTATATGATAGATTTGCACAAATGCAAGTTACTATTAATGGACAACTTATGACTATGACACTTGTAGAAGCACTTGAACTTGAAGGTATTCACGTTGTTAGTGCTAATACAGATGGTATTGTTATTAAACTTCCTGTTGATAAAGAAGAAGTTTTTAAGCGTATTACTGATGAGTGGAATAGTGTTAACAAAATGGGTGCTGATGGTGAGCGTTATAAACATATTGTATCTCGTGACGTAAATAACTATTATGATACTCAAATTGATGGTACAGTAGAGTTCAAAGGTGCATTTGACCCTAAACAATATCTTAAAGAACTTAAGAAGGGTTATGATATGCCTGTTGTTGCTCTTGCCGTATTTAATTATTTTGAGTATAATAAACCTGTCATGGAAACTCTTAAAGAACATCAAGATATACTTGATTTTTGTAAGACTCAAAATGTTGGTAGACAGTTTGAAGTTGTTTATGATAAGGTTGTTGATGGTAAGATTACTTCAGTTAAGAGTCAACGTCATGTTCGTTTTTATGTTGCTACAGATGGTGTAGTAATACAGAAAGAACATCATTTAACTGGTCAAAGAAGTAGACTTGCTTCTGGTCTTCCTGTTAAGATTCTTAATTCTCTCGACGATGTTCCTATTGAGGAACGTAGAATAAATTATAAATATTATTACGATGAAGCATATAAGATTATCTCTCCTATTAAGCTTGGTATAAGTCCTACTACAAAGGCTAATCCTATTAAAGGAACTAAGAGTGGAAAAGCTCTTCTAAAGCAATATGGAACAGATTTTCTTACATTGTTTGATGAAACAGATTAAATACATATTATGGAAGAACTCGGACAACTGTTTGAGATTGCTATTCAAGAATGGCGTGTTAAGAAAGGTGTAGGAACTGCTTTTGTTCCTCCTAAACTTAATAGTAAAGTTCTTGTTTTAGGCATTCTTCAACGAGTTTATAGTAGGTCGCCTACTTGTAGAACTCTAATTGTTGTTGAAACGTTTAATGATAGAATTGATTTAGTAGAGTTTCTAACTCATCAAGAAAATGAAGAAGAAAACAATGCTGAATTTAAGAAGTTACTTGATAGTAAACATATTAAAGTCTTAACTGCTGATTTTCTTAACAAAGCACTATTTGTAGAGAAGCCTATGTTTTGTATTCTTTATAAACTTAGTGAACTTGGTGGAAATATTAAGAGTAGTTTTCTTAGTAGTAAGTTTCGACTTGCTGTTATTAATAGTCTTATGTCTACTTCAGAAGATACTGCTTTTCTTTATAAAGAAGCTCCTGTTCTTGATTGTTTCACAGATGAACAAATGCAAGCAGTTCGTGTTAGCACCCCCGTAAAGGAAATGTGTGTTGCACTTACTATTCCTGAAGATAGTGAAGATTATAAACTTCTTAAATATTATGATGAGTATGTTACTACAAGTCTTAATATATTTGGTACATTTGATTGTATTAAAGAGGCTTGTTATGGTAATTCAGCTTTGAATATATCTGCTGCTCAAGTATGTAATAGAATTGCCTCTGATAATGGTTGGAATGAATCACTTGATATGTCTATTGAATATAATAGGCAAATTGATGAATTATATAATCCTATCAGTATTAGAGAACGTGCTTCTATGACATACGAAGTTATACGTAATAGACAAAATCTTGTTGCATCTAATAATGTTAAACTTGATGCAATACTTAATTATGTCAATGAACATAGTGATGAGAAAATTCTTATAATTAGTAGACATAGTAGTTTTGCTAAAAAGATTACTGATTATTTGAATACAATGTCTGAAGATGTTATTTGTGGTGATTATCATAATAATGTTGAATCAGTTCCTGCTGTTGATGTAGATGGAAATCCTATTTATATTAAGAGTGGAAAGCATAAAGGTGAAAGAAAGATGATGGCTGCTACTGCTCAAAAACGACTTAATGTTGAATTGTTTGAACGTGGTACTATTAGAGTTCTTTCAACTAATAATGCTCCAGATAAAGAACTTGATGTAAAAATAGACAGGATTTTAATTTCTTCTCCGTTGTGTTCTGACATAAAGTCTTATCTGTATAGGCTTGACAAACTTTTGCTGCCACAGACGCTAAATGTGGCTTATCTATATATAAAAGGTACGCAAGAGGAAAAGGTAATACGAGATAGAGATTTAAGTATTAGTAGTGATAATATTAAAAATAGTGAAACAGATGATGTAGATAATAATTTTTCTGATTTTGTTATTGCAGATTAAGTAATTATTCTTATATTTGCATTGTAATTAAACAAAAAGGTTGCTCTTTGAATATATGGAGAATATTGAAACAAATCAAGATGCTAATAGTCATTCATTGACTAAAAGACATACTGATGTTAATGTTGGTTTTACTGCTCTTAATCTTCTTAAAGAAGAGAACTTAGCACAAGCTGAGATATTCTTAAAGAAGTTCATGGGAAGTGATAAAGGTGGTATTAAGAGTGTTGCTGATGGTCTTGCCATTCTTGCTCGTGCTCAAGATATGCAACTACCTTTTACAACGTGTATTGAACATATTCACGTTATTAATGGTAAAACTGGTGTTGATATTCATATAGTTAAAGCTCTATTGTCGAGGGCAGGAGTAGTTTGGAAATGTACTAAAGATTATACTCCTCAGTATCAATATACTGACGGCAATACTGTTTATCTTGAAACACAACTTCCAGATTATTGTGTTAAATGTCGAACTGCTAAAGAGGCTCTTGATGTAACAAAAGGTGATAGTGTAGGTGTTTATCCTGTTAAATGGTATACTGACCTTAAAGGTAATACTTATAATGAATTTCAAGTTTCTAATAAGTGTGAGATAGCTGTTAATAAAGCTCATGCACTTAAACTTGCAAATGAAGGTAAATTTCCTATTATTAGGATTCCTGCACAACCTATTGATTATGTGACTGAATATGAGTTTACAAGATATAGGCAAATTAATGGCAAAGAAGTTGTAACAACTGCTACAAGTCATTTTTCTTATAGTGAAGCACAAAGTGCTGATTTCTTTAAGAAAGATACTTATGTCAAATATGCTCGTATTCTTATTGGACATCGCGCTTTTACCTATGGAGCAAGAGATATTGCATCTGATGTTCTAATGGGTGTTATGGAAAGTGGAGAACTTAAAATCACAATGGGACATGACCTTGACCCAAGTGATTATACTGAAATAGAAGAAGTTGTTGGTTAACTTCTTAGAGGTCAACTTAATATTAAACATAGTGTTATACTATATTATAAACTAATTATTAAACAATTAAATTTTACAATTATGAAATTAGGTAACAAAGTATCTTTCGGAGTTCAGGCAGTAGTAGCAGGTCAGAAGAGTGCAACAGTTAATGCTGCACCTCAGCTTTTAGTTAATACTACAGAGGGTAAGTTTACTATTACCAGTCCTGTTTCTAAGGCTCTTGGTATTGCAGTTGGTGAGAACGTTATGTTCTTGAATAACATTGCAGGTGTTGAGAATGCTATTGCTCAGCGTGTTGAGGGTGTTGTTGAGTTTGCTACTGAGAAGGGTCTTGACCTTGATACTCGTGAGGGTCAGGAGGAAGTATTGAAGGCATTCACAGAGTGGTACATCGCTAAGGGTGAAGCTACTTACGATGCTAAGGGTAATCCTATTCTTGCTGCTCAGCGTTTTACTGAGGCTGAGAAGAAGGAGTTTATTGCTAAGAATGCAGATGCTATTCTTGCTGCTAATCGTGATGCTCTTCTTGAGCGTGTAGGTAATCCTGATGCAACTGATGAGGAGCTTATCGCAGCAATTACTGTTGATGATGTTGAGTCACCTAAGTATCACGTATATAGTGGTTCTAAGACTTCAACTACTTCTAAGGCTACTGGTGTTGGTTGTCAACTCGGTTTCACAGACACTGCTATTTGGAAGTCACTTAAGGCTGACTTAGGTGATGAAGATACATCTGTTAATCGTGTATTCTCTGTTGACCTTGATGGTGGTCAGGTTGTACCTTACTTCAATGGTCAGAAGAATGTTGATGTAACTATTTATCCTATCACTTTCGTAGAGGACGCTGCTCCTGTTCGTCGTGGTGAAAAGGCATAAGTAGACCTAACTCTCGAAAGTTATAAGGATTTAGATAGTGGGGGATAACTTAAACCAAGTTATTCCCCATTTATTGTTTAATCTATTAAAATTATTATTTTTAGTAAAACTGTTATGACAGAAAAAGTTAATGAAACTGTAGCTGCTGGTGCACAGGCTGCTACTCCTAAGAAAAAGCGTAGAGGTGTAAGTAATGAAACTCATGCTGTTGCCTCTCTTAAGTTTACAGAAAAAGATGCTGCTCAGAATGGTCTTTTCATTGGTCATCTTGCTGAAGTTCGTATTGATTGGTCTGTAAATAATGAAGGTGGTAATTTCACTGGTCTTAAAGTTCCACGTATTACTCTTCATTTTGCAAGTAACCATACCAATGCTGCTGAACAGCGTCATTATTATCATTCTATCTTCCCTGTTCCATCTAATGTAGATACTATTGTTGGTGGTAAGGAAGAGTGGAAAGTTAATAATGTTCTTGCTTGGATTAAGCACCTCCTTGATATTCTTTATCTTAAGGGTCGTGAACTTACTCCTGCAGAAGAGGACGCTTTAGCTATTCCATTTGAGGATTCTGATGAAGATGGCAATTATATTGCTATTGACCCAGAAGAAGTTCTTGCAGGTTATGCTGCAATCTTCAAAGCAGCTGTTGCTATGTTGAATGGTGAGTTTGGTCTTGCTGAGGGTGAAACTGCAAAGCCTTGTTATAAGACTGCTGATGGTAAGCCAATAAGTCTTTGGATGAAGCTTTTACGTCATAACAAACGTAAGGGTGAATGGCAGAATGTTGGACCTAATGGTGACCTTGCTTTTGATAATTTCATTGGTGCTGGTGTAATTGAAATCCAAAAAGGTAATACACCTCCTGTTATTCTTCGTGTTGATTTCAGCAGAGAATCAATTACTCCAAAGGAAGTTAACAAAAGACCTTCTGTAGGTGTTCCTGCTATGGGTGGTGTTATGGCTGGGGCTGGGATGCAACCTATGGGGGATGCTACTGGGATGCCTGCTAATGGCGCTTATACTGAAGA